AAGGTTTTTGGGTAAAATAAATAAAAAAAGGGATAGAAACCCCTCAAAAAGTTCTGATTTTCTAATCAGGAGCAAAAATGGGTAATTCACCAGTCGATAGGAACAAAGATTTTATGAGAGAAGTATGGGGATCAACAAGTTTAACAACAGACTACTGGTCAATGCCACATAAAACTAATGATGATCCTGAGGAAAGAGTTCTTCAGGAAATTATGCACGATGATTTGAAGAAAGGGCAAAAGAATCTGCAGGAATAGGGTATAAATAAAATTAAGAAAACTCTTTTCCAATGGCAGTTCAAAGGATATCAAGGGCATTTAAGGATATTAGCTTATCTTTTGTGCCTCATCCTGTAACAAAGGACCTACCGATATTAAAAAATGAGAGTGCGATTCGTCGTGCGGTAAGAAATATTGTACAAACGATCCCAACAGAAAGATTTTTCAACTCTCTGTTGGGATCTGATGTGAGTAGAAGTTTATTTGAATTTGTTGATTTTGGTACTGCATCCGTAATTCAAGATCAAATTCAAATTGCAGTTGAAAATTTTGAAGAAAGAGTCGAAAATATAATTGTTCAAGTTGATCCAATATTTGACGAAAATTCTTTTAATGTAACTGTTATATTCGACATTGTAGGTCAAGAGTTTCCAACACAAGAATATTCATTCCTCTTAGAGGCAACCAGATAAAATGCCTTTTACAAAATTCTCAAATTTAGACTTTGACCAGATAAAGACATCCATCAAGGATTATCTCCGTGCTAACTCAACATTCACGGATTTTGACTTCGAAGGATCAAATTTTTCTGTTTTAATCGACACGTTAGCATATAACACATATATTACAGCATTTAACTCTAATATGATTGTGAATGAATCCTTTTTGGATTCTGCAACATTGAGAGAAAATGTAGTTTCACTTGCATCTAATATTGGTTATTTGCCTCGTTCTAGAAACGCATCTAAGGCACAAATATCCTTCGACGTAACAACCACCGAAGACACCCCTACACTTACTCTCAAGGCAGGTATAGTATGCGTAGGAAGTGCTAATGATACTTCATACACCTTTGCTATATCGGAGGATATTACAGCAAATGTCGTAGATGGTACGGCATCATTTAGTAACATTGATGTATATCAAGGAATATTTTTAACAAAACAATTTAGATATGATGGCTCTTTAGATCAGAGATTTATTCTGAATAATTCTTTCATTGATACCTCGACATTGAAAGTTTACATCAAAAAGGAATCTGAGAGTGGTATTGGAGTAGAATATACGGCATCAGAAAATATTTTTAATATTGATAAAAATTCAAGAATTTATTTCATTCAAGAAGTTCAAGATGAAAAATATGAATTACTTTTTGGTGATGGAATTATTGGTAAAAAATTAGGAGATGAGGTCGGATCTGATGGAACTATCATAACTGCAAATTATCTCATAACAGATGGTAGAGATGGTAATGGTGCAACATCATTCTCTTTTTCTGGAACCTTAGAAACATCGGCTTCTGTAGTTATTGATCCGGGCACAGTAGTTATTACAACAAATCAAACATCACAAAATGGTGCTGACATTGAGTCTATAAGTTCTATTAAATATTTTGCACCTAGAATATATACATCACAATACAGAGCAGTTACTGGAAGAGATTATGAATCTATTATTAAAACAATCTATCCAGATACTGAATCTGTATCTGTAGTTGGAGGGGAGCAGTTAGATCCACCAGAATTTGGAACCGTTCAAATTAGCATTAAACCAAAAAATGGTTCTTTTTTATCAGACTTCAATAAATCTCAAATATTATCAAAATTAAAGCAGTTTTCTGTTTCTGGAATCAATCAGAAAATAGTTGATCTTAAAATTCTTTATGTGGAACTGGACAGTTCTGTATATTATAATTATTCTCAAGTTTCAAGTTTAAATACATTAAAGACTTCTATAACCAATTCTTTAGAAGAATATTCAAAATCATTGGATCTGAATAAATTTGGGGGAAGAATAAGATACAGTAAAATACAACAGGTTATTGATAACACAAATACTGCAATTACGTCTAATATCACAAAGGTTATTATTCGCAGAGATTTGAAGGTAGCACTGAATAAATTTGCACAGTATGAATTATGTTTTGGAAATAGATTTCATGTAAATCCTCAGGGTAGAAATATTAAATCTACAGGATTTAAAATTGAAGGAGAATCATCGACAGTATATCTAAGAGATATCCCAGACGTATCTATAAATCAATCTTCTATCACTACTGCAAGTGAAGCATCAAATGTTTTTCTAACTAGACCAAACCAATTAGTATCAAAGACAGGAAAACTTTCTATTTTTAAAATTGATGATAATGGTAATATTATTACTGTTGCCAAAGATGTAGGTACGGTCAATTATGAAAAAGGTGAGATTATTATCAACACTATAAAAATTACTCAAACTTCATCACCTAATGGAATTGTAGAGATTCAGGCATTCCCAGAATCCAATGATGTTGTTGGATTAAGAGATCTTTATATCACTTTAGATATCTCAAAAAGTACAATAAATATGGTAAGAGATGTAATTGCATCTGGAGATGAAATTTCAGGAACCAGATTTGTTAATGATTTCTATACATCAAGTTACTCAAACGGAAATTTAGTAAGAAAGTAATATGATACAAACTGGATTTGATTCTAGAATAAAAGTACAAGACATCATTGAAAGTCAACTTCCAAGTTTTATTTTGGAAGAAAGTCCAAACGCTTCAGAATTTCTAAAGCAATATTACATTTCTCAGGAATATCAAAGTGGACCAACTGATATTGTTGATAATTTAGATCAATATCTAAAACTTGACAATCTAACTCCTGAGGTTGTCGTTGATAGTACAACATTATCAGCAGATATAAGTGAGAGTGATACTATAATTTCTGTCTCAAGTACAAAGGGATTTCCAAATCAGTATGGATTATTAAAAATTGATGATGAAATCATTACATACACTTCAATAGAAGATAATACTTTTGTTGGATGTGTTCGTGGATTTAGTGGTATTACAAATTATCATCATACTCTAGATCAACAAGAACTTATATTTTCAACATCAACATCGGAATCACACACAAGTGGTTCATCGATTCAAAATTTAAGTTCTTTATTTCTAAAAGAATTTTATAAAAAACTAAAATATACATTTGCTCCTGGATTTGAGGACATAACATTTGTTGAAGATCTTGATGTTGGAAATTTTTTAAAGAGAATTAAAGATTTTTATGCATCAAAAGGAACGGAAGAATCGATAAAAATACTTTTCAATGTAATATTTGGAGAAACTCCAAAGGTCATAAACCTAGAAGAGTATTTAATTAAACCTTCTTCTTCAAATTATGTAAGAAGAGAAGTCGTTATAGCAGAGTTAATAACAGGAAATCCTTTAAATATAGAGGGACAGACACTATTTAAGAATGGAGATACAAGTACATCAGCTCCAATTTCATCAGTAGAATCTTTCACTAAAAAGGGAAAACAATTCTATAAGTTAGAACTTTTTATTGGTTATGATGATAAGTCTTTAATTGAAGGTAATTTCATCGCAACACCTAATACAAAGGTATTAGAATCTGTTTCTGTGGGATCTTCTGTTGTTTCTGTGGATTCTACTATTGGATTTTCAGATTCGGGTACTTTATTTTCCGGAACTAACACAATAACATATACTGAGAAAAGTGTAAATCAATTCTTTGGATGTTCTGGAATTGTGTCACCGATTGATGCTACAGATAATATTAGATCCGATGATACTTATTTCTCATATGAAAATGGAGACATTAATAAAAAAGTAGAATTTATAAACACTTGTGATGCAATGATTCACGCTAGGCAAATGGGTGAAACTTTTGGAAACGCAATTGCTGAATTTTCAATAAAAAACAAACCAATTATAACTAGTAGAGGTTATGATAATAACCATTTACATATATTAAAAGATAAGGCAATTATTTATAACCAAAATAATGTAGAAGAAATATATAATATTTTTAAGAATTTTATATACTTTAAAAATGATAGGAGACCACGGACAAGTTAACTATATTAAAGCTTTAAAAGAACACGTAAAAGGATTTAAAAAAAACGTTTCTGTATTATTTACAACTGGAGATAGTTTATCAAGACTA